AATACGGCTTAAAAATCACGGCTGAAAATGCCCATGGTTTGGCGGCTGACTTGATCACCTCTTGATCGTTAACTAGGAGACGGGGCCAGGGAAACCTGGCCCCACTTACATGGACAAAAGAATTCTTGATGTAAGCCCCGACACGGGGATCACTCGCACCTGGCACTACAACGCAGACACTGACGAGGCGACTATCCAGACCTCTCAGGACGTGACTGATGTGATTGAGGCCAACAAGCGTGACTTTGCAGCGATTGACAACAGGGCCAACTGGCAAGGCGAGTGGCATCATGTTGCCAGCATCCCAGAGTCTTTGTATTACAAGCTCAAGGCCGAAGGCAAGCTCGATGACGAGGCTTACATGAAGAAGTGGCTCAATGATCCAGACAATCGATTCTTTCGCGTGAGGCCAGGCCAAGTATGAACTACATTGCGGTTTGCACGCCAGCGCGTGACCAGGTCCACACCAACTACACCTATTGCATGGTCAACATGGTGGCGTATCACACGCTCAACACCACTGATGCCATCAGTCTGAAACTGTTGCAGGGCACGTTGATTCAGAACCAGCGTGCTGACTTGTGCCTGGATGCGTTGCGTGAGGGTTGCACGCACATCTTGTTCATTGACTCTGACATGACCTTCCCCCAGGACATGATCCAGCGGCTGCTCAAGCATGACGTTGACCTGGTTGCGGCCAACTGCGCAAGGCGCAGAATGCCCACAGGTCCAACCGCGCAAAACTATGACGAGAACGGCAAGCGCAAACCCGTCTATTCGATGCCAGAATCAACTGGTCTTGAAGAAGTTGGCAGCGTTGGCACCGGCATCATGCTGATCAAGCGCAACGTCTTTGAGGGTATGTCTGAACCCTGGTTCGATATGCCTTGGCAGTACGACACCCGAGGCTACATGGGCGAGGACGTGTTCTTTTGCAAGAAGGCGCAAGAGCTTGGGTTCAAGGTGTATATTGACCATGACGTGAGCAAAGAGATCGGCCACATTGGCACGTTTGAATTCAAGCACGACCACACCTGGATCGTCAAAGAGGAAATGGAAAAAGAGGCAAGCTGATGGCACTCACCACATACACAGAGCTGAAAACATCAGTTGGCGATTGGCTCAACCGCACCGACCTGACAACGGTCATCCCTGACTTCATCGCGCTGGCTGAGGCTCAGATTGAGCGCCAACTGCGCACCCGGCAGATGATCGTGAGATCCACGGCATCGATTGCCACCGAGTACAGCGCGGTGCCTGATGATTTTCTGGAGACGAAGTCCATCAAGCTCACCGGCACAAACCCCATCACGCCTTTGACCTTTGAGACTGTCGATTCACTCGACAACCTGAGCACCCAATACCGATCCAGTGGCGTGCCGATCTTCTTTGGCATTGTTGGCGGCCAGATCCGGGTGCTGCCGATCCCTGACGCTGCCTACACTGCCGAGCTGGCCTATTACGCAAAGTTGACCAAGTTGTCATCCACCGTGGCAAGCAACTGGCTGCTGGCTCAAGCGCCTGACGTTTACCTGTACGGTGCATTGCTCCAGGCTGCGCCTTACCTGCAAGATGATGCGAGAATTACGGTGTGGTCAGCGCTGTATCAGGCAGGGCTTGATCAGTTGCAGATTGCAGATGATCGAGGTTCAACCAGTGGCGGCGCATTGCTGACCAGGGCAAAAACATTTGGGTGATTGAATGGTAACGACAACCAAGGGCGAGATGGACGAGTCACTGCTGGAAAAGCGTGAGGGGTCCATTGATACCGATACCGAGACAACGAGCTGGGTTGAGTATTGGCATGAGGGTGAGTTGGTCCATCGATCAGTCAACATGGTGCTAAAGCGCGGCGTCTTTGCCGAAGGCATCAGTCAACAAATTTGAGCAGATATGTCTGGAAAGCCAAAGCAATCAGAGCTTGAAAGGTTTATGTCTCATGTGCATAAACACCAATCTGGCTGCTGGCTGTGGACTGCCCATTGCATGAAGAGTGGATATGGGTTTTTTAGAAATTTAACAAGACATGAATTGGCACATAGAGTTTCGTATCGTTTATTCAATGGACAACTTGATGCAAGAGACGTGATGCATAAATGTGATGTGCCCAATTGCGTCAATCCAGAACATCTTGCATTGGGCACTAGATTGGAAAATATGCAAGATGCAAAACGCAAAGGAAGAATGAGTATTGGCGAAAAGCATGGAAGGTCAAAGTTAACTGAAGAACAAGTTAACTTGATAAAAAAATCAAGCAAATTGCAAAGAGAAATAGCTGCGGAATTTGGCATCACTCAAGGCCATGTAAGTTGTCTAAAATTAGGTAAAAAATGGCAACATCAAAATGTGAATTGGGCATAGCCCAAGAAGGGAACCATCATCGCAAACACTCAATCCATGTGTACCAGTTTCAAGGGTGAGCTGCTTGTCGGCCACCACAACTTTGGCACTGGCGTTGTCCGAGCTGCCACCACGGCAGACACCTTCAAGGCTGCCCTGTACCTGGCAAGCGCCACCGTCAATGCGTCCACCACGGCCTACAGCTCAACTGGTGAGGTGACTGGCACCGGGTACTCTGCTGGTGGCGTCACAGTGACCTTTGGCACGGCCCCAAGCACCTCTGGAACCACGGCATTCGTTACGCCCAGCGCCAGCATCAGCTACAGCTCAGTGACCCTCTCCACGGCCTTTGATGCGGTACTGATCTATAACTCGACCCAGTCAAACAAGGCAGTCAGCGTCCACACTTTCGGCAGCCAGACCGTGACTGCTGGAACCTTCACGCTGACCATGCCAACCAATGATGCAAGCACCGGCCTGATTCGGCTGGCGTAACGCAGGGGCAGCACCATGGCTGCTTACGGCACAGGCTATTACGGCAGGGGCGTCTACGGCATAGGCAATGTCGTTATCAGTGGCAACCAGGCCACTGGCGCCGTTGGCACTGTACTGGCCGACAGATCAATTCAAGAAGATGGAACCATTGCCACCGGCAATGTCGGAACCGTCACGCTCACCATCACCATTGCCATCACGGGCAATGCAGCCACGGGTGCCGTTGGCACGCTGGCGCCAGATTCATCCAAAGCACTCACAGGCAATGCGGCCACGCTGGCCGTTGGCACTGTTGCGCCTGCCAGGTCAATTGACGTAACTGGCAACGCTGCCACGGGTGCAGTTGACTCTGTTGGGGTAACCCGGTCCACGGCCACAACTGGCAACGCTGCCACGGGTGCTGTTGGCACTATGTCGGCAGAGGTGATCTCATTCCAGGCCATTACAGGTGTTTCTGGGACTGGTGAAGTTGGCAGTGTGTCAAACGTCATCACTGTTGCGATAATCGGAAATGAGGCGGTTGGATCTGTTGGGGTAATGGTTGGGTTTGGATGGGGATCGATCCCAGACACGTCTGAAACCTGGACCGCCCAGTCAGATACACCAGAGACATGGTCGCCAGTGTCCGACACGGCAGAGACATGGACTCCAGAGTCAGACACGTCAGAGACTTGGACTCAGATCGCAGACAATTCAACATCGTGGCAGAAGGCCACATAGGAGTTTTTAACATGGCAGATTCCACGACCACAAACCTTTTATTGACCAAGCCAGAGGTGGGTGCAAGTACTGACACTTGGGGAACAAAGATCAATACTGACCTTGACAGCGTTGACGCAGTCTTCACGGCCAATGGCACCGGCACCAGCGTTGGCTTGAATGTCGGATCTGGCAAGACGCTGGCGATTGGAGGTTCACTGACCAACAGCGCAGGCACAGCCAATGGTGTGGCCTATCTCAATGGCTCAAAGGTGCTGACCACGGGTAGTGCGTTGGTGTTTGATGGTACGAATTTGGGTGTGGGTGTTACGCCTAGTGCTTGGGCAACTTTTAAATCAGTAGATGTTATTACTGGCGGTGCTGGATTAGCAAGTAGCGGTCAAAACTGTTATCTAACTGCCAATGCCTACTACAACAGTGGGTGGAAATACAAGCTCACCACGATTTATGGCGTTTCTTGGTACGAGCAATTCAACGGTCAACACGCTTGGTTTAGTGCCCCCTCTGGCACAGCAGGTAACGCAATCAGCGCCACCCAAGCAATGACCCTTGATGCCAGCGGTAACTTGCTGGTGGGGACTACAAGCACTTCTTTTAGTTCAAGCGGTCGTGTTACTTTTGAACTTGCTGGTTCATCAAATGCGCTAATTGCATTAAAAGGCGGCTCTGCGATTGCTTATATCCACAATAATGGTACTGATTTAAATATTCAAAATAACTCGGTTGGTGATTTGATATTATCTACTAACAACACAGAGCGTGCCCGTATCGACTCCAGCGGTAACTTGCTGGTGGGGACTACGACAAGTGCAAGTTCAAGACTTTGCTTGGAATACACGGGGGGTAGTCTACTTGGTCAAAATATCAATGATAGTGATAACA